GAGTCCCGCCACCCGTCGTTACTGGTCAGGGTGGACAGGTCAGAGATGGTGATGCGACCGTCCATGAGCAGCTGATACCGGTCCGCCCCCAACGCCTGGAGTGCGTCCTGCGGGTTGTCGCGGATCCAGTCCTCAGCCGTGGTGATGAGGTCGGCGGGTTCGTCGAGATCGGGGAAGCCGAGGTCTGCCCATGTCTGTGTCTTCGGCAGCGCGGTGCATCGCCCATTCGGGTGGTCGAGGGGCCCCGGCTCGCCCTTGGGGTGGATGGTGCCGTGTTGGGCGATGCAGGACGGGCACGTCGTCGCATCCAACTGCGTCCACCAGATCCAGGAGGTGACGGTGTCGTTGGCTCGCATCTGGTCGTGATTCGCAGCCCTGTGCGCGTCGAGGAGCTCTGTGCGTGCGATCCTCGTGGCGCGGGCCAGTCCCCCGTTGAACGAGGATCGGGTGCGCTTGAGCATCTCCCTGGCGGCCTTGTCCGGATGCCAGCCGGCAGGCACAGCACGAATCAGGGATGCCTTCACCGCATCCAGAGCATCAGGGGCGAGCGGCATGCTGTCCGCGACGATCCGGCTCATGGTGCGGTCGATGATGGCCTGCATCGCCGCCGCATCCACCCGCGTGAACGACTGGAAGACCGGCAGATCCGGGAGTTGGGAGGCGACGACCTGAGAGGTCATGTCCGCTGTGCGGCGCACGATCTCCTGCAGCGGCTCACCTAGGACGTTCTCGAACTCCCCCACCAGTTCGGTGAGCTTGTCCGCCGTCACGGTGAGAGCGCGCTGTGTGCGGGCCAGTTGGGCGATCTGCGCGGGATGCAGCACCTCCCCTGTCGAGCGGGCGGCGACGATCTCACCCACTACCAGCTCCCACTCCGCGCTGATCTCGTGCCACGCCTGCGACCAGCGGGCGACCAGGGCACGAGTCACAGCGTCCACGTACCCGTCTGTGAGGCGCCGCAGTTCAGACTGCAGCCGGATCGTGATGGCGGTGATGGCCACTATTCGCCCCGCTCGAAGCGGCGCACAGCGTCATCCGCGGCGGTCACGTCGGGGTCGATCCACTGGCCGTCCGCGTCGGTCATCGTTTCGATGATCTCGTCCACATCCCGCACGTTCAGGGCGCGCAGCAGGAGGCGCAGGGTTTCGACGGGCGGCATCTTGCCCGTCGCATCAGCGGCGACGATTGCGTTGACGAGCGTCTCAATCGGGGTCTTGCCGAGGTCGGGCCACACGATGTCGAGCGTGCGGTCGTCGACCCCACCGATCGTGACGGTCTCCCGACCCGAATACTGGTCGACGGTCACACTGCCGTGGAGGGGCCCCTGGGGTGCGAGGACCGCCTGATCGATGACGTACCCGATGACACGCCGGTACGTTTCGGTCCACACCTCACGGCGGCCACCCATCTCCAGCTCGGTCGGCTGGTCGAGGGTCTCCGCGACAGCACGTGCCCCGGTCTGGCCGGGATCAGCTAGGAGGGTAGTGACGGGGAATCCGAGCGCAGACGCGATCATCGTCGCGAGGGGCCGTCCGGACTCAGCGTCGATCGTCGCACCCGTCTTCGGGACAGCCTCGAGCTGATCTTCCGGACCCATGTGGGCGACGCCGCCGGCAGACTGTTGGGCTGAGAGTGCGGCGCGGGCCTGCTGTGCGGCGGACCGCTTCGAAGACGTGCGCCACGCGATGCGGGACAGGCTCTTCATGAGGACTGCCCAGTCCTCGAGGAACTCCTTGTAGGCACGCGCCCATGGGAGGGCTGCGTAGGCGTCGGGGATGCCCCACTTCGCGCCCAGGGCGACGTTGACCTTCACGTGGTAGACAGGCGCGTCCCACTGGACGGGATGCCCGTCGATGAGCGGGTTCCGCCGGCGGGGCGTGTGGCCGAGTGCTGGGTACCAGACGGTTTCCTGCCGGGACGTGATGCGGCCGGTGCGTTCACCGATCTGCTCGCGGATGAAGTCGCGACGGTAGAACCACGGCTCCGACTTGTCCTCCGGGTTCGTGATGATGTCGCTAATCTCGTCAACATCCAGGGTGCGCGGCTCCACACGTCCCGTTCGGGGGCTCGTGAAGAGGGCGATGAACACGTTGCCGTCGGTGCCGAGCGCGTTCTCCATCTGCTCACGGGCCTGCGCACCGGAGAACACGGAACGGGTGTGGTCGTCATCGAGGAACGCCTGGACGATCGCATTCACGTCCTGCTCCGCCCCGTCACCCACACTGCGTGCGCTGATGCCGACACCACTGCCGAACACGTACGCGGCCCGCAAGTTGAGGCCCCGCTTGATGAGGGGGTTGGCGACGTGCATGACCCGGCACGTGCGGGAGATCGTGCGCAAGCCTTCGCGGGTCATGTCCCGCTCAGTTGCCTGCGTGAGCGCCTGCCAGCCCGCATCCTCCCGATACAGGGCCGCCATGGAGTGGAGCTGGTTGTGAGCTTCCTCGAGCTGATGAGACAGCGTCGACAGGCGCCCGTCATCCGGGAACTCGGTGGGGGTGGCCATGCCCTCACGGATCCATGAGAAAAGCGACACAGGCCACCTCCTACGCATTGAAACACCTGTGCTTTGGTGTTTGTGGTCGCCTATAATTGGGCCATGAAGAAAACTCTCATCGGCGGCGTCAGCGTCCCCGCCACAGCATCCGTGTCAGTCGACAGTCCGATGCCGGCAACGCTGACGTTCACCGCTACCGCGGACGGCTACAGGCTCGTCAACCTCACCTGCACCGGGTCAACGCAAGCCCCGATTACCGGCGCCCTGTTGCGCGATCTCCCGATCCAGCAGATCGCGTCTGGGCTGTTCATTCGGGAGGCCGGTGGGCAAATTGACACGTCAATCCCTGCCGAGCTTCTAACCGAGTGGCCTCGAGGAGACGTGGGTCCTCTGCTCGAGCGCGTGCGCGCTGTGCGCGACCTGGCGATTGCCACCGGGCAGTACCCGATGACGGTCTTGCAGCAGGAAACCGGTATGTCGCGTGCCACCGTGAACCGGATGGTCAACGCGATCGCGTAGGTCACCCTCTACCAAGGGGAAATCGTCCAGCCCCGTTCATCCATGAGGTCGTATTCGTCAGGCTGGTGGAATCCTCCGTTGAGGATTGGCAGCAAGAGAATCCTGTTTATGGCTTGAGACAGAGCGTCAACCGTGTCATCTGTCGGGCTGTTCGGGAAGTGCTTCGCCTCTTCGAGGAGGTCCGTCACGTTCGGCAGCAGGTGCGGTTCAGGCAGGATGACGTCCTTCGACCACACCAGAGGGCTGATCGCGGAAGCGCGGGCGTACTTCGACCCTTCCGGCTCGATCGGGATGAGTCCGTTCACCTGCCGGTTGAGGGCGTTGATGACGGCGGGCCCGTTGGCCTTGTCCTCGATGAACTTCGCGACGGCCTCGGGCCACTTCGCGGTCATCGCTGTGATCGCAGCCACGGTCTGGGTGAAGTTCAGCCGCTCCCGCACCTGATCCAACAGGTACGCCTGTGTTCCGACGCGCAGCCACACCTGCCCGACGACGTAGTCGGACGACTTCGTGTCCTTGAACGTGAGGTCCCACGACTGGACGAGCTCCTGGTCGTCTCGGTGGATGCCCGGCACGGTGCGGTGGCCGTCGGGGTGTTCGATCCAGAGCGGCTGGTCGTATCGTGCCCACTCGTCGTCCTTCGGGAACACGCCACCCTCGTCCGGGGATGGCCGGCCCTGGTACAGGGATGCCCACGTCTTCGGGCCGGAGGCTTTCTTCCGTGCCTCCCACTGGTTCGTGGTGCGTCCGCGGGCGGAGAGCATGAACTCGCCCGGCTCGCGATCGAGGACGTCCGTCTCACCCTTCTCTGGGCGGTGGTCGGCTTGGGCGGGGATGTTGAGGAACTCCCAGTCCGAGTCCGCTTCCGCGATGAGTCTGCCGGCGAGGTCGTCGGAGTGCCAGCGGGTGAGGATGATGATGACGGGTGCGCCGGGCGCGAGTCGGGACAGGGCGGTGTCTGTCCACCATTCCCATGTCTTCTCGCGGATGGTGGGGCTGTCGGCTTGCTCGCGGCCCTTCACGGGGTCGTCGATGAGGAGGATGTCGACGGGTCGTCCGGTCATGGCGCCACCGACGCCGGTGGAGAACATGCCGCCGTCGTGGCCGTCGAGCTGCCATTCGCGCTGCGCACTCACGTCGTCGCGGATCGTCAGCCCGAGGTTGGGGTGTTGGCGGATGTCGTCGCGGACGGTGCGGCCCCAGCGTTCCGCGATCCTGGCTTCGTAGGACGCCATGGCGATGCGTAGTTCACGGTTCTGGGTGAGGGCCCAGAGGGGGAAGCGGCGGGACGCCCTTTGGCTCTTGCCTTCCTGGGGTGGCATGGAGATGATGAGCCGGCTGTCGGGGGTGTTGAACGCTTCGACGAGCTTCTGGTCGATCAGCTCGAGTGCGGGGGTTTGGATGGTGCGGGGGTCGAGAGCTTGTGCCATCGCGCCGGGTGTGGCCCATTTGGGGCCTGTGGTTTCGCGTTGTGCGAGGAAGTGATCGCGCCAGTCGACTGTCATGGGTGAATCCCATCGGTGTCATTTGTCGCGCTAGCGCGAGCGTACCACAGCATGTGTCAAATCACGTTTCTCATGGTTGGGTTGCGGCGGGTCGCGGCCTCGTCCGCTTCGGTGAGGTCGTGGAGGTTGTAGAGGCGGAGACGCGGGTGGGGTTGGGTTTCGCGGATCGGGTACCGGTTGCGCCAGTTCCAGAACGTCTGCCGGGTGATGCCGAACTGGTCGAGAGCCTGCTGCCGGGTCACCCACTCGTCTCGATCGAGGCTGGTCACTGGAAGTCCGCCCTCCTGATGATCTCGCCGCAGCACCGGCAGTGGTCCGCGACTAGGTAGTCGCTTGCCGTGCCGGTCGCGTCGTATGCGTAGATGGGGTCGAGGTGCGCCCGGTCGCATCGTGGGCTGTGCGGCATGATGCCGCCCTTGGCGAACCCGTTGGGCGTCAGGCTGGACCGCCAGCAGTCTTCGTGGCCTTCGTTCATGCTTCCTCTCTTTCGGCCCATGCGATGACGTATCGGATCGCCCGGTCTAGTTCGGGGCTGCGCGGCCACGGGGCGGGGTGTGGCCTGGCGATCACGTACCCTGCTGGGCGCCTCATGCTGGCTCCTCGAGGGGTTCTACGGGGTGGAGGCGGTACGTGCGGGTGTGCTTTCGGTACTCATCGCCATCGAGGATCTTGTGCCCGTCCTCGTCGAGGGTGAACTCTCGGACGGTGAGGATGTCGCCGTCGACATCGACGCTGCCGGCAGGGATGTTGTTCGGGTCGAGGCCGATGCCCCGGATGATCTCGAGCGCTTCCTTGTGGGTGTCGTGGATCCAGCTCATGCTGCCTTCTTCCTCTTGTGCTTCTTCTCGCGTTCGCGGGCGGCCAGGCGTTCGATCACATCCCGCTCGAGCAGGTGCAGCCCGCAGGTGTGGCACTTCCACGTCTGATCCCCGCCCGCCGTCTCGGGTGGGTGTTGGTGGAGGTTCAGCCGGCCACAGTTCCGACACCGTGCGTCGATGCGTTCCGGGGACGGGGTGAGCGGGAACCGGCCTGAGGCTTTCTGCCACCGCTTGATGATGTCCGCCTCGATCTCCCCCGCAAAGTCACGATCCTGGATGAGGGGGTGCTGGTGCTCGATGAACCGCGCCAGCGCCGCCGCCTGATGCTGGGCGGTCGATGCGTCCATGTGAGCTGGGATGCCCCTGTGCCCACCCCAGGCGCGTGTGCGGGGTGGTTTCGTGCCGAGCATGTCTGCGATTGCTCCGGCGTGCTCCACCAGGGATCCGAACAGGTCATCGGCTGCGTCGAGAGGTCCGAGGTTGGTGGGTGCGTGCTTCGCGAACCCCGGTGGCCTGCGGCCTGTCTCCTCCCCTGTGCCTGGTTCGAGGCGGGTGCGGAGTTCTGCGATGAGGCCTGGGAGTTCGTGGAGTGCGGTGGTGAACATCAGCGCCCCTCCTCGATCTTGATGCGGTTCGCCTCGACCTGCCGTGCGGTCGCTCGGAGTGCCCAGGCGAGGGGTGT